GCTTGCTGTGTTCGACACGCAGCTCATTAAGGCGCTGTCTCTACCGGCGGAACGGTTTTTTGCAGCAAAAATGCGCCTTGTTACCGCAAGTGTAATTCGCTTGCATGTCGATCTGATGGCCCGGCCGCTGATAGAACTTTTGCAGCCGGAAAGGCCTAATCCAAAATCGCACCGTTATGTAATGCTCGTAACACCGTTAGAGCTGTACAACGAATTGCGCAAGCAGATTTTCGCCTATCGGATCGGCAAGCGGAAGGAAAAGCTGGGTAGTCAGGTGCCGACGGAAGCCCAACAACAGGCTCTTTTGAAGCGAGCAGCTTTGTTAGAAAAGCGAAAACAAAAGCAGGTCAAAAGCGGTTTGCCGCGTCTCGGAGTGCAGCCGGTTTTGAGGCAGCCGGTCCGGCCGCCGATTGCGAAACACGCAGATTTCAACAAACAGGGGAGTTAGAAGGCGTTTCAAACACAATGACAGGCAGCCGTTTCGGCGTTATGATCGTTTGAAGCTTTTGAGCGCTGGGACGCCCGAGGGCGTCCTCAGGTTCGATTGGAAGATTAGCGATCTTAATCGTAAACCGGGTTACCAGCGGCGTCAAGAGCCGGAATTTTACCGCTATGACCCGGCCCAGTAAACCAACCCACCACGACGCAACCGAGAAGCGGGAATCACCATTTTGGCGGTGGTTCTTTGGACATGTCTTTTCCTTAGTTAGACGGCATGGGCGGACAATCATTATATGGTCGTCGCTTTGCTACATCGTACGGCAGGCCGCGTTGGCTCTCATCGCTTTTGCTGGAAAACAATCGATAGCGCGTTTGGCTTTTGCTTTGGCGGCAAATATCAGTATTGCCTGGACTTTATGCTTCAGCGTCGCGGGCTTATCCATGACGTTGTATGTTAGAGAACGTGGACTTCATCGGAAGACCCGCGAACGACTAACAAAGAGAAATATAGAGCTCGAAAAGAAAGAAGATCCAAACAGAACTTCGAGCAATCTAACGTCTCAAGGTTTGACCCGAGCGGAAGATGAATGAGTGATACTCAGAATCTGACTAACTTCTTGCAGACTGCAATAATGTTGGTTTTGTTTGTAATTCTCGTGTTGAAGTTGTGGCCTAATTTCTTGCTAGATAAATTCCGACAAGACATGTTTGCGGTTCGGGATGCGCTCTTTGATTATGCCCAAGCCGGAAACATCTCCTTTTCGCATCCTGCCTATCGGCTTTTGCGGCAGTCGATGAACGGATACATTCGTTATGCCCATCGCCTCAGCTTCATCTGCATCTGTCTCACGTTACTTCAATGGAGATTTATCAGCGGCAGACCGGAGCCGGAGTGGGGCAGAAAATGGGAAGGCGCTCTTAAAACGATTCGTGACGAGCGCATTCGAGAAGCACTCCGGGCATTTCATGCGCAAGCCTTTCGTTTGATCGCTAAGAGAGTGGTGTTTACGTCGCCGATCTTGATCGCCGCATTCCTCGGAATGTCCTTATACATCGCTATAGATAAGGGTGTCCACAATGTGAGGCAACTTGGGAGAACAGCCGTCGATAAAGTGCTATCGAGCTTTGTTGACCCCAAGTTAATCGACGAAGAAGCCGCTCGTTGCGCAGTTTGAACCAATATCTCGTGCATCGGACGCAGGTTTTCGTGTATGCTGTTGATAATTCAGTCCGCTTTTAACTGAATTCCCGCGGTCCCACGGGCAAAGGGTGATATTCGGCATCGGGCGGCCATACGTCCTCTCCCACTCGTAGTGTTTTCGGATCAACAACGACTGCGCGAACTGCTGTCCCATCCTGCGCATCCGGAGATTAAACTCCTGATCTCCGGTCGCATTGCAATCGTCACTGCGATGGCTGCTTTGCGGCTGGCGCGCAGCGGTGAATACCACTGGTGGGGATCCCGCCATCGCGTTTCAAAGATGCGGCCGATTTACACGAATCGCTGGCAGCATTGCTATCGCACCACGGCAGCGGCTACGCTGCAGCCTTCCGTCGGCTGGCTATGGAGGACGATCCACCATTCGCGCGAGGACGAAGAATGCCTGGCGTAACCATCCCGGAAACGCACTTGAAGCTCAAGATCAAATGCCTTGAGGGCACCTGGCGCGTGATTCTGCCGGCCACCCATCCGAACTGGGTCGACATCGCGCGGATTCCACATGCCAGCTACCGCGAAGCGCTGGAGGCGGCCCGGATGTGGGCGGACGTGATCGAACGGAAAGCCCTCTCCGCATGAAGCAGAACCGGTCCAAAAAACTCACCGAAAAGCAAAAATTGTTCGTTGCCGAGTATCTGGTCGATCTGAACGCGACAAAGGCTTATATTCGTGCGGGTTACAGCCCCAAATCAGCGAATGAATGCGCGGCCAGGATGCTAGCAAATGCTAGCATTCAGCAGCTCATTTCCGAGAGCCTCCGCAAGCGCACGGACAAGCTCGAAATCACCTCCGAACGTATCCTTTCCGAACTCGCCTACATGGGCTTTTCGAACATGCTCGACTACATCGGCACAACCGAGTTCGGTGACGCTTATGTGGATCTTTCCAGCCTGACCCGCGAGCAAGCCAAGGCGATTCAGGAAATCACGGTCGAGGCCTACACGGAAGGACGCGGCGAAGATACGCGGGAAATCAAACGGACCAAGTTCAAACTGGCGGACAAGCGCGGATCGCTGGAACTCCTGGGCAAGCATCTGAAGCTCTTCACTGACCGGCACGAGCACCACTTGGATCTGGATGAACTCTCCGATAATCAGCTCCTCGACCTGCTCGCCCGCCTCGAGGGCCAGAGTCGCCGATTGGCTCTACTCCGAGATTCTGGCGCGGCGCGCTCGGCAAGCGGAGCGGAAGCGCTACAGTGACTCGCTCGCACGGTACGTGGAAGCCGCCTGGCCGCTGCTCGAACCCGTCACGCCGCTCATCGCCGGCCGCCATCTCGACGCGCTATGCGAATACCTGACCGCCGTCACGCTCGGGCAAATCCGCCGGCTGATCATCAACATCATGCCGCGCATCGGCAAATCGAGCCTGGTCTCGGTGCTGTGGCCGACCTGGGAGTGGGCCCGCGACCAGGCCACCTCGCGCTGGATGTTCGCCAGCTATGCGGAAGATTTGAGCATCCGGGATTCGGTACGTCGCAGAAACGTCATTCAATCGGAATGGTACCGGCGGTATTGGGGCACGGACGTCCAGCTCTCGGCCGACGTGAATTTGAAGGACGAATATGTCTCGACGCATGCCGGCTCGATGTTTTCGACCTGGATCGGCGGGGGCACCGGCCGCGGCGGCAAGCGCCTGGTCATCGACGATCCACATTCCCCGAAAAAGGCTCTCTCCGATGCCGAACGCGAAACGGCGGTCACCTACATTCGCAACGTGCTGATTTCGCGCCTCGATAACCCGGCGACTGATTCGATCGTCATGATCCTGCAGCGGCTGCATGAGAACGACGCGGCGGGCGAGCTGCTGGCTGATGGCGCCTGGACGCATCTCGATCTGCAGGCCGAAGCGGAAGAGCGCACCGTCATTTCGATGCCGCTGTCCGGCCGCGAGTGGATCCGGGAGAAAGGGGATCTGCTCGAGCCGGTCCGCTTTCCGAAAGAAGTGCTCGATAATCTCAAGCGCGAAATGGGCTCCGCGGCGTATTCCGGCCAATATCAGCAGCGGCCCGCGCCGAAAACGGGCATCTTCTTCCAGCCCGGCTGGTGGCGGTTCTACAAGACGGCGCCCGCATTCGACGTCGTAGCCTTGAGCGTCGACTGTGCTTTCAAGGACCTGAAGACCTCGGATTTTGTGGCACAGCACGTCTATGGATTTGTCGGAGCTAAGACCTACGTAGTCGATCGGCAAACCGAACGCCTGGGCTATACGGCGACGAAGGCCGCCATCCGCTCGATGCGCGCCAAGCATCCCCGCATTTCGCATGTGTTGATCGAAGATGCCGCGAATGGCCCGGCTGTGATTGAGGAATTATCGAAAGAATTTTCCGGCATCATTGCGGTCAAACCGGACGGAGGGAAAGTCGCCCGGGCGCAGGCCTCGACCGCCGACGTCGAGGCGGGAAATGTCTTTCTACCCGAGGATGCGGACTGGACGCTCCCCTGGCTGCAGCTTTTTGCCAAATTCCCGAACGTGAAGAACGACGACGATGTCGACGCCTTCAGCCAGGCGATGAACTGGCGGCGCAAACGGACAATCCCGAAAGTCTACCGCTTGTATAGCAAGAGCCCCAGCGAAGAAACGCAATGAAGCAGGGCCGTCCCATTACCTGGAAGGATCGCGCTAAATTCGCCTGGCGGATCCTCGTGAAATCCTCGGCGATCGCGCCGTACATTGCGCGCCTCTACGGCAACCGGGCCGTCTGGACGGGAGGCGATTACACTTCGCTCGTCCAAGCAGGGTTCGTACGCTGCGGTGATGTGTACTCCTGCATTACGACCATTCTGATTGCTGGCCGGCAACTGCGGATCGGTCTCTATCAGGGAACCGAAGACGACAACGAGGAACTGACCGGCTCAAATTTTCCGCTCGCGCAATTGATGCGGCGGCCGAACCCCTCGCAATCGTTGGGGGATCTGCTCGAATACACGGTGGGCTATCTACTCTGCGGCGGCAATTGTTTTCTGGAAGCCGTGCGCCCCTTCACCAGCCGGCCGCCGAATGAACTCTACACGCACCGTCCCGATCTGATCCAGATCTATTTCACGAACAATGCGACTAGTTCCCCGACTTTGATCGATCACTATGGGCTGATCGGAACGCAGATCCGCTGGTCTCCCGAAGACATGGGCCATGCGAAGCTCTTCAATCCGCTTGAGCCCTGGTACGGCATGTCGCCGCTGCGCGCGGCCGCCTATGGAATTGACACGATCAACGAGTCAAAACACGTCCAAAAATCCCTCTTACAAAACTCGGGACGCCCGCCAGGCATTCTGCAGGCCAAGGCGGATTTGACGCCCGAGCAGCAGGATCAGCTCAAACGCGACCTGCGCGATGAGTATATGGGGAGCGCCGCTGCCGGCACGCCTATGGTGGTGAGTGGAGATTTTTCGTGGCTGGGCCAGGCCTTTTCGCCCGAGCAGATGCAGGCGCTCGAACTGCGAGGCCTCGAAAAGCGTGATATTGCCGCCATCCTTCACGTACCGCCGGAATTGGTCGGAGATACGCAAAACAAGACGTACAGCAATTATCAAGAAGCGCGAAAGGGACTCTATACGGAAGCGGTCCTGCCGCTGTGGGATCTTGTGTGCGGATTCCTGACGCTGTGGCTCTGCCCGCAATTTGGAGAGAATCTCTTTCTCGCGGTCGATCGCGATTCGGTCGATGCGCTGCAGGAAGACCGCGAAAAGACCTGGAACCGCGTGTTCGGAGCCGTCGATCGCGGCCTCATCGATCGGGATGAGGGACGGCTCGAACTCGGCTATGCGAAGCGCACAGAGAAGATTGCCGGCCAACTGACGGTAGGCGCGGGAACGGTCTTGCTCGAAGAATTGGCGCTGCCGCCGGATCAACCGCCGATGGAAGGAGCGCCGCCGCCGCAGTTGTTGAACGGGAAGCCGGTCGCGGCCGTGCAGTGAAATGGTGACGGATTGGAACGCCATCGCCGCCGCGGCCTATGAAGCCTACGGTCAAGTGACCGATCACAAGAACTATCAGCAATTGCCGATGCCCGAATGGGAACAGTTGCCGCCGCGGATCCAGGAAGCCTGGCAGGAAGCCGTGAAGGAAGCCGTACGTCTGGTCCAGGAAGCGGAGCCGAAGAATGAATAGTCTGCGTACCGGTCCGGCCCGGGGCCGTTACTGGCGCCAAATCGATCGGCGCCGTAAGGTCTGGGTGCACCGCGGAGCTGCCAAAGCGGCCGAGCGTTTCGGGCAAGAAGGCCAGTATGTCACGTATGTCTTCTATCGGGCCGGCATCGAGGCAGCCTTGACGGCGGTCACAGCACATGCGCCGCAATGGCTCGACTATTACGCCCAGCTCTATCACGGCGTCGCGGGCGAGTTCGGCGAACATATTCTGCGTCAGATCGAGACCGCGAAGTCGCGCTCGAAAAGTGTCAGTGATGTCTTTCGCTCGGCCGTAAATAGCTGGCTGGTCCGGCACGGAGCGCGGCGCGTAAACAATCTGACAGCCACCAGCCGCGACGTACTGGCGAACGATCTGGCGCAGGGCACGGCGGCCAACGAAAGCATCCCGCAGCTTGCCGGCCGGATTCAGGGCCGCTACAACGATTGGTCCCAAACGCGGGCGCGCACGATTGCCCGCACGGAAGTGATCGCGGCTTCGAATCTGGGCAGCTATGAAGCCGCGCGGGCTTCTGGGATCCCACTCGACAAGATTTGGGTGGCAACCAACGATGATCGAACGCGAGCAGCGCATGCGGCCGCCGACGGCCAGAAGCAACATCTGGATGAATTCTTTCTCGTCGAGGGCGAGCAGTTGCTGTGGCCGGGGGATAGTTCACATGGAGCGACGCCCGACAATACGATCAACTGTCGGTGTACGGTGGGCTATCAGGCGGCTTAACGTAATTACCCATTATCGGAAATAGGCTTTGTATCCAGTCGATTGCGGATGGACATTTTCTTGTGGCATCTCTTCAGGAGTTTCTTCGAGCTTGACG